AATGTACACTGGAGTTACGTTGCAACTTAACAAGCCAGTTATTGAACCAGTGGTTGAACCAGTGGTTGAACCAGAGGCATAAATAACTATCTTTGTACAAACCAAAAAGCAAACATTATGTCACAAATTACTGAACAAGAACTAAAACAATTACAAGAACAAGAACAAAAGAAGGGGGCTATTATTCACGACCTTGGAGTTTTAGAGGTGCAAAAACATAGCTTACTACACGCTTTTGCACTTATCCAGTCCGAACAAGAGGAAAGCAAAAAACAGCTTGAGGAGAAATATGGCAAGATCAATGTGGATCTAAAAGATGGCACTTACACAGAAATTGTTGAAGAAGCTGAAGCTGTTGAGGAATAATGGCGGTGATCAATTCAAGCAATTTTCTTTTATATAAAGATCAAACTCCGCTTGGTCATTCAACATCGACCATTGTGAATTTTGATGTGGATCTTCCGGAAGCAACGACAAAAGATTCGGAAGGATGGAAGGAATACATTGCTGGATTGAGAAGCGGTAAGATCAAAGCAGAAGGTTTGACCGATTATTCAAGAACATTGAATTTTGAGCAGTTGGCTGATCTTGTGATCACAAGGCAAAAGATTAATTTTTATTTCAAGGATTTCATTTCCAACAAACACATCGTGGCTGGAACTGGATTTGTTGATGCGGTTTCAGAAAAGGCGGAAAAAGAAAGTGCTGTTTCATTTCAATTGGACATCACTTTGACAAGTTTGGCATCATTCTCAAACGATCGCCTTTGGAACACGATCTTTGATCGCTGGAATGAGATCGCATTGGAGTGGCAAAATGTTTAATTTTTTTCTTTGTATATTTGGTCAGAAATAATAATCAATTTTAAATCGAAATAAATGGCTACAACTGGCGTATTTAACGGAACAAACCTACTTGTGAAAGTCATTTCTGATGGTGGCACACTTGCTACAATCGGACATACCACAAGCTGTTCAATTTCATTTTCGCACGATCTACCCGAAGCAACAACCAAAGATTCAAATGGTTGGTCAGAGGTGATCAGCGGAGTAAGAGGTGGCGAGATCTCTTTTGAAGGTCTTGTTGCATATGATGATGCTGCAAACTCTGTTGAGTTGGCGGATTACATCATTGGCAGAACAAAAGTTGATTTCAGCTTTGGAACTGCTGCAAGTGGCGATGCAATCTACACCGGAGAAGGATACATTTCATCTCTTGAGGTTTCAGCCGATATGGAGTCACCGGTTGCTTATTCCGGAACTATCACCATCACCGGCCCGATTGCGAAAGCAACCAACGCATAACAACCAAACCAAAATAATGGGCGAGTGACAGCAAACCATTCGCCCTAATTTTATATTTATGGCAACAAGGAAAAGAGGTTACTACACGATCAGCATAGGCGGCAAGTCACGCACTATGCATTTCTCAATGAACTTTTGGGCAAACTTTACCGATATGATGGGCGTTTCGCTTGATCAGATCGGATCGATCTTTGAACAAGGGATTTCATTGAAAGCAATCCGCACATTGATTTACGCAGCTTTATTGGCGAATGATCAAGAGGAAGGCAACGAAATCGATTACAATGAATTTAAGGTTGGAAACTGGCTTGAAGATTTGCCAGCGGACAAACTTGAAGATATTATAACTGCAATGCTCGAGAGCCGCATTCTTGGCAACGATCTCAATATGGGCATTGAACGCAATGTGACAAGGACAACCAAAAAGGGAAAGTCACAAGCCGACTTGACTGGGAATCAATAATTGATTACTACATCGGGCAAGTTGGCATAAGCCCAAACGATTTTTGGCGACACACTTGGAAGGAAAACCAATTGCTTGGCGAAGCGCACAACATTCGCATCAATTTGCAATGGGAACAAACAAGGTATTTGGCCACGATGATGTTCAATTTGAACGCTACAAAAAAGGCGATGATGATCAGCCCGGATAAATTGTTTCCGTTACCACAAGACATTTATTTGGAAAAAGGCAAGCCACGATCAACCAAAGAGGAATTTGAATCATTCAAAAGCAAGGTTGAAAACGCCACGAAAATAGTGAAGGATTAAAATTTCGTATTTTTGAATCAAATTATTTGATATGGCGGATAGTATTTTGAGAGTTATTTTGCGTGGTGATGCCGCACAACTTTCATCATCGTTGCAAAGAGCATCGGCAAGACTTCAACAATTTGGATCGAAAGTCAAAGCGGTTTCATCACAGATGCAATCAATTGCGCTGCCATTGGCACTTGCCGGAGGTGCTTCGGTAAAAATGGCTGCTGACTTTGACAAGTCAATGACACAAATCAAATCGCTTGTTGGTGTAGCTTCTGATGAGGTGAATCAAATGGGCGTGGTCGCAAGGCAAATGGCTAAATCGACCGGACAATCATCCAACGATGCTGCCGAAGCATTATTCTATATTACATCTGCTGGTTTGCGTGGTGCTGATGCAATGAGTGTGTTGCAAGCATCTTTAAAGGCATCCGCTATTGGATTGGGCGACACAAAAACTGTTGCCGATCTCGCTACATCTGCGATGAACGCTTATGGATCAGACACGTTGTCCGCTACTATGGCAACGGATGTATTGACCAAAGCTGTGCGAGAAGGTAAATTGGAATCATCTGAACTTGCCGGATCAATGGGGCGTGTTTTGCCAGTTGCATCAGCAATGGGCGTAAGTTTCAACGAGGTTGGTGCAGCGTTTGCCGCATTGTCAAGAACCGGTACAAATGCCGCAGAAGCAGCAACTCAAGTGCGTGGAATACTTGTTTCGTTGTTGAAGCCAGCAAAGGAAGCCGAGGACACTATGGGTGAACTTGGGTTGTCATCCGCTATGCTTCGCAACACGATCAAACAAGAAGGGTTGTTGGCTGCATTGGAATTGCTTAAAACAGCTTTTGAAGGCAACGATGATGCACAAGCCAAAGTTTTTGGAAATGTTCGTGCGTTGTCCGGGGTTTTAGATTTACTTGGGGCGAATGTTGCGACCACAAGAACAATCTTTGATTCGTTAAATGATTCTGTTGGCACAACAAATTTGGCGTTTGCTGAAACCGAAAAATCAGCCGCATACAAAATGACCAAAGCAATCAACAACGCAAAAGAAGCGTTTTTGTCATTAGGTCAAACGCTTATGATTTCAGTTGCGCCATTGGTTGAAAAGATGACCAATTTCATAAGTAATCTTGTGAAAGGGTTTATGGCATTAAGCACAGAAACTCAAGGATGGATCGTTGGATTGACTGCTTTGGCTTTGGCACTTCCATCAATAATTGCAATAATAAGCGGAGTTGCATCAGCGATTGCGCTGCTTGTTTCACCTATTGGATTGGTCGTTGCTGGACTTGCGATGATCGGATATATTATTGTTCAGAACTGGAAGCCAATCAGAAAATTGATTGTTGATGTTGCAAACTACTTTATCGATCTTTACAATACATCAGAACTTTTTAGGTATTCGATCCATTTAATTGCCGGTACATTTGCTGGAACTTGGGAATCGATCAAGGGTTATTCAGCATTGTTGTGGAATACATTTAAAACATTAGCTTCAAATGTATTTGATCTTTTCAGCGGAATGGGTGATGTGATGGTTGCTTCGCTTACCGGAGATCCGGCAAGGATGGCAATGGCACTTGGCAAATTAACGCCAGTTATTTCAAAAGTTTGGGAAGATTCAAAAGATGATGCGGCCGCTGCTGGAGAAGCAGCATCAAAAGCATATTATGAGCAAATAAAATTAGGCACATCAAAACGCAAAATTGAATTACTTACCGAAGATGACATTCAAGCACCATTTGACAAGGTTGCTCAATTGTGGGAAAAATTTAAAGCTATGTTTTCCAGTGGCGGTGGTGGTGCGATGGCTGATGTTGCTGGTGGTGGAGGTGGATTGTCTGATCAATTTGCCGATATGTTTAAACCGCTTTACTATATCACAGTAAAACAACTTGACCGGGTAAGGATGGCTTTTGAAAGTCTTGGTTTGTCAATTGATTC